CATCGATGAATACTGTGAATGAACTGATTATGGATATGGAAGACCCGACTAATGCGGGGGCTAGGATTTGTAATGCCTTGGCCAACAACGCTGCCATTGACGAAAAGATGTACGTTGAGCAGAAGGGAGCATTCTCAGTAAAATCCGGCCTTAATGATCGGTTAGATATTATGCAAATGAATTCTAACTGGCAAGAGATTGACGGGGTGTTAATTTCCTCTTCCGGAGGTATGCGGTTTCAACAGCATTCACAATCCCTAAAGTACGTAATGCGTAATCTCAATCTAAGAGAGACATTGCCTAAAACTAAGTTCGCACAGGCATTGGATGCCGCATTGGTTGATTACTCCACCTACACAGCTACTCAACGGACTAACAATAATGTGGTTTCCGGGTCTAACGACTTGTCGCTATACACTTTAACCCCAAATGCAGATTTTGGTATGTATGATAGTATGACAAAGCTCCACCTATACGAAGCATGTAAACAAAGATTGAGCGGTACAGCTAGCGTGAATCAAATTTCGGACGTCATGGTAGTAAAGAACGAGTCTACTTTTCCTTTCTCTGGAAATTATTTTCCAGGCAGCGTGGGAATAGGAGTTGGAATACCCCCGGTAATCGACGCGTACTTGATAAATTCTAGTGACATGAATGGGTTTATCAGGAACGGGCAGTGGCCCTTTGATTTCGACCCGATAAATAGCATGGATGTAGCTTGTGTGTTTGTTCAAGGTGGAATTACACCTGCGCAAGCGGCAATCCTGACCGTAACTCATTTGGAGTTCCCTTACCGAGAACATCGATACGCAGTTGACTACGTAGCCGAAGCCCCTAACAACGGTGTGCCAATACATACCCCTATAGCTACTAATTTTCGTCCTGTAAGCCTGGGAAGTTACATCCAAGGCCCGAAATTTAAAGTCTTGTACGTGTGGTTAACCCCTTCCCAACAAGATTTAGTAGTCGGGAATGTGACGGTAAATTACGCCGCTCCCGCTCTACAGGACATCGTAAACGGTCTTGACTTCGCGTATGTGCAGTACATGAACGACCTAGGGCAGTCCCCCTTGTGGCAGCAAACGGCCAATATTTTGCTGAACTTTATGAATATATCTGATTGGCGAGCCTCAATGCTGATGGCTATTAATTTAGCAAGATGGAAGGCGCCGCATCATGGATTAGGCCAGATGCCAGGTAACGTAGCCGTTTCAGACCCCATATACTTTTCAAGTACAGCCGCACCATCCTTTGATATTTCGATTCCGGCCATTGACACTAATACCGTAGCAGCCGGGAGTATTGATGCACTGATTAATAATATAGTCAATCAACCGGTGTATACCCCTCAAGGTCAACCAACAGTATCATGGGTTATGAATTCCC